TTATAACAGCTCTATATCAAGATCAAACACGTTCTCCACGTACCGACCAATGCCAGCTTTAGACTCCATATGGTTGTGGTACGTGATTTTTTTTATGCAGGTTTTTAAAAACTTGTTTTTCTCGGCGGCGGAGACGTCCGGATCACGGAGCGCCGCGAGACAATCTGTAAAGCGAGCAATTTTCTCCCTATAATCGACGATAGGAGAGGTTGCCAGGCGCGCGTCCTGGAGCGCTTGATGAGCTTTTTCTAACTGTTCTTGTACCTTGGCGTTCCGGGACAAATACTCGTCCTTTGAGTAGATCCCATCGTCAAAGGCATCTTTCTGACGCATATCCTTAGCGTGGAGCTTTTCGATCTCGGCCTCCAGTGTCTGGATGATGGCAAGATTGCTGCGCTGGAATCCGTCATCATCATTTTTTAGCAGTATCTCAAAATCAGAGATGGACGCCTCCAGCGTCTGGACAACCCGGTCATAGAGAGCGGCATACAGTACGGACTTGGTATGACAGTTTGACTGGTTATCGCACAAAAAGCTTTCGGTCATGCGTCCGGGCTGGCGCTTATAGGTAGACCGCTTGAGGGACATAGCATGACCGCAGCTGCCACAGCAGAGCAAACCGGCAAAGGGATTCTTAAGCTCGGCGCCTTTTCGCACACATGGATTTGTGCCACGCTTAGCAAGGATAGCACGGTGCACGTCCTCACTGATGATGGGTTCGTGCAGACCATCAACGTAAATGTAGTCACGCTGATCTTTATTTTTGGGGCGGCTCAGGGTAATTTCGCCGTTGACCATCTTTTTTTCTGATTTGCGCCAATTCCACCGAATTTTACCAATATAAACAGGATTTTCGAGCATATCCTTGATCGCGGCAGGAGACCACTGTGGCGCTTTGCGGGGGCGGAATCCAAGGACATCGAGCTGATGTGCGATCGCCCGGAAGCCCATGCCATCATCCAGATATAAATGGCACATAAGGCGGAGCGCCTCAGCCTCTTCCGGGACCACCTCAAGTGTATGCTGTACATCCTTACCAGACCCCACGGTTATTTTTTTATAGCCATATGGAGCCACAGAGCCGATATAATTCCCGCGTTTGACTGAGGCGGTGCGTCCACGGTAAAGGATCTTTTTGGTGTACTCGAGATAGTCATTCCCGCGTGTCAATTCCAGCTCGAAAAACTTGCGGTCGTACTCATCCGCGAGGTTGTAAGATCGCTGTGGAGTGAGCACCTGCGTGCCGGTATATCGGAAAACATTCACGATTTTCCCGCAGTCCTCAAGGTCACCACGAGAGAGACGCTGCGGATCAACCACGAGCACACCTTTTACGTTGCTGGACTCAAGCAGCTGCATGAGACGCTGCATGATGGGACGTGCGGCAATGGTTTCTCCGGAGACGACCTCACGGAAGATAAAGCGCTCCGGGATCTCCTCGCCGAACTCAGAGCGTGCGAAGTCCTGTAAGATGGCCTCATGCTTTGCAAGCACCTCATCCACGGT